GTCTGCCGTTCAAGAAATCTACTGGTTTTTCCGGTAAGGGGTGTCGTTAAACGTCCTATCCACAAATCAGTAATGGGGTCATTGTTGTTACCTCTCGTTTGAATCGGATTGTTAATTTTCTTTTGGGTGTCAAGTGGAACGATTCGCATTAGGACACCTCCGATTCTATAAGAAGTTTAAATGACCCCTTGTACCACTCTCCCGGAATAATCGCATCCCAGGAGACATCTTCTTCGATATAGCCATAATATGTGGAGTCACGATAAGTAACTCCTATGAGTGAAGCACTTGCTGCTAACTCATTTACTACGTCCTTTTCATCTCTTGTCGAGAGAATCTCAACCTCCGAGAAATGGGTCCCTTCGCCAATTGTTTGGATGTAAAGAGACCCATCAAGCGCTTTTGAGACTATTTTGGACTGTTCTATGTTGGGAAGAAATGTTAACACCTGAGATATGGCAGTAGAATTAAATGCCAGTTTCCAGGTTTGAATACTGCTCATGTTCTATTCTGCCTCCTCATCATTTGTGAAAGCATTCCTTCCACAGCATAATCGGCCGAAGCCACAAATTCGTTCTTGTCATTAACTCCCTTGATGGTCAAGGGGTCAAAGGTGTGTCGTACGGTAACGTCATTTTCCGAATATACAGAAGGAAGTACATTTACCGGGTTTTTTGTCATGTTAAGCAACGAGGCATTAAGCGATCCTCTACTTGAGGAGACAGCATCTGTCATTGTCATAACAGGGCGAAGTGTTGATTCGCTGGCATTGTAAGCGGCATCTGATGCTAAAGAAGCATACTTGGTAAGTCCCTTAGCCATGCCCATGTCAGCATACATACCAATCTCCTCAAATTTCTTTGAAGGGGATTTTACAGAGATTGCTTTTCGAGCTGCAGCATCTGCCTGACGAGCCATATTAGCCGCAGCCGCTGTTGCCTTCCATGTGTTAGAGGTAAGGCCATTTACAAATCCATCAACACAGTATGCACCAGCCGAAGAAAAACGGGGTTGACTGGTCTTAATTGCATTCACGGCGCCGTTGACCATGTTAGTTGCATCTGCCGAAATTTTGGGTGTTCCATTTTGAAAGGCAAGGTCCACATTAGATATCATAGTCGTTATGGTATTAACGATGTCCGAGCAACTGACTTTGATACCAGATGCTGCTGTCATAAAAGACATAGATAGTGCTCCGGCATTGTTATTAAGTGCCGCCAAACCACCACTCGCACCAGCGGCGCCTGCACCAAGTACGAGTAACGCCGCGCCACCTGCCGATATTCCAGGGGAAGCAATAAGAAGTTTAGCACCTGCTATGATTAGATCTCCAGTAATTTCTTTTACATTGTCAAAACCCTCTGTTCCGGCATCCTTAATAGCGGTAAGACCTTCGCCGAGATGAATAAATCCATCCGAGCAAGCCTTTGCTCCGTTACCTGCCACCAAGGCACCAACACCAAAGACAAATAATCCAGCACCAGCTTTAGCAAGGGCTAATGCTTGCGGAGCAATCTTTGCACCGGCATCAGCGAGCATGTACAAGTTTTGAACACCCATCGGTACTGTTGCGTTAAGCGTCACCATTGCTGTTCCAAGGACCATTGCCGCGGCACCAACAAGAAGTAGGCCAACCGCAAAAGGAATAAGAGCCAAACCAACAATGACCAGTATTGGCGAAAGAAGAGCCAAAGGAATTGCGGCAGCAGCCAAAAGCAGCAACACACCAATTCCAGCAATTCCCGCCGTGGCCATCATTTTTAGACCGAGTCCGGCAACGATCATCGCTGCACCAAAAACCAGTAAGGCAACGCCAGCTACTAAAAGTAATGGTGCCAAAGTACCAAGAACAACACCAGCAACGGCAATTACGGCAAAAGCCAAAGCCAACGCAATCAACCCTTTTGCTATCTCGCTGACCTTGAGTTGGCCAAGCGCCACGAGTTGCGGAACAAGAATAGCCAATGCTGCCGCAATGATGAGCATCGAAATAGCTCCGAGAACAGCACCATTAAGTGAATTAATGCCAACAACCAAAATAGCCATTGCTCCGCCAAGAGCAACAAGTCCTCGAGCAACTTCATCCCAACTCATTCCACCAAGGGATTGTATAGCATCAGCCATGATTTTTAAGGATATTGCTATTGCCAAAATTGAGATAGCAACTTTTGGAGCATCCTTGGGGAACAAATTTACAGTGGCTGTTAATGCTGCCATAAGCAACAGTATAGCCATTAAACCGAGGGTACTCTGTTCCGGATCCATGCTGCCAAGTGCTACGACAGAATCCGAAATTATTTTGAGTGCTATGCCAAGAACCACTATCGCGGCTGCGGTAGCAAAAAGTTTCTTAGAATCTCCAAGAGCATTCATGGCCAATGTAAAGCCAAGAAGTATTGCAAAAATGCCAAGAAGAGCTTCAAAACCTTGTGCTATTTCCGCCGGCTTTAACTTAGCCAATGTTGTAAAAGACTTAGTCATGATTGCTATTGCCGCTGCAAATAACAGTATACCGATTGTGGCTTTTAAACTGACTTTGTCAAACTTAGCAAACTGCATGAACAAATATAATGTTCCCAATACACTTACCAGTCCGACAATTCCGGTTTTAAGTTCTTCTGGCTTGAGCATCGCAATGCTTTTCAAAGCGTCACAAAGAATTTTAACTGCTATAGCAACAATAATCATACTTTTTGCGCCGCGCATTGCTTTTGACTTTGTCTTAGTAAGTACAACATTCATTGCCGCCATTTCGGCCATGAGAATGCCGATAACACCAACCGCGGCATACATTTGGTCGATTGGAAGACTTCCGATATTTTTAACGGCCAACGAAAGAATGAATATAGCAATAGCCAAACTTTCCAATTCGCTAACAATTCGGTTAAGAGCAAGAAGCTTAAAAAGGCCACCTTTTCCTTCAAACTTTGATGTCATTTTGATAAGCATCGCCATCGTGCCAATCAATTCACCAAATATAATCCCAAGGGCCATGAGGCTGTCGCCTATCTTATTGGTATCTACTATTGACAAGACAAACAATGCTCCTGCCAGCAAAGCCACTGCAATTGCAATCTTTAGAATTGCTTTTGAGTTGATTTCGTTCTGAAAAGCTTTAAGAGTGTTTGCCACTTCACCAAGCACATTTGGGATCTGTTTAAAAGAATTGATAAAGGTAACAAAGTTATCATTTACTTCTTTAAGGAACTTATGAATAGTAAGAACAAAGCCAAGAAGTGTTGCTGAGTTAAATACGGCCATGACGTTGTTAAAATGAAGATTCTCTATTGCGTCACCAATTGCCCCGCCGACTTTCTTAAAGAAAGGAGCTATTTTCTCAAATACAGCCGTAATCTTTCCCCAGACTTTTTCCACCCACTCGGATAGTTTGGTGAGGGGTTCCAGCTTTTTACGGATATTTTCTCCAAGATTGTCAAATCCTGAAAGATCGATGTTAGACAATCCACTAAACGCCGAGAGAAGAGCGGTGGCAACTGCTTTGATGAGATCTGCCGCCGTCTCAAACACAGCCTGAACAACCTCAAATATCGAGACAAGTACCCCGCACTTTTTTACTTCTGCATCTACGGCAACAAGAAAATCACCGATACTTGCTGTAGCATCGAGAAACGACTTAGTCATCGGGAACAAATGCCCAACAACGCCTTTAACCACAGACCACATTCCGTCAAGAACCTGTTTGCCAATATCGAGTACAGCAAACAACCCTTTGAATGTCCGCCTAAGTTTGTCGGAAGTATCTGCGGTCAACTTAAGCTTTTCTGTAAACTTGTCAAGCCAACTTGTAAACGAATATAAATCTTCGGGATTAGCCGGAGGAAATATTTCTTTGAATGCCTCTTTCATGGGATCGAGAAAACTCATGAGACCTTCAAAAGAATTTTTCATCGAGGCAATAAGATTTTCACGGCCAGAAGGCATAGACATCTTACTGACAAATTCGTCGAGATTTACTTTGCCTTTGGTAACATTAGAATCCAATTCCTTAAGAGCATCAACTTGGTCATTCGTATATCCGAGATTGCGGCGTTCTTCCTCGGACATGTTAACAATTTTCTTGGTAAGATTATGAAGTGATTCTTTAAGAATATCCGCCGTCATCCAACCATCCTTTAAGGATGCTTCAAACGAACCGGTTTTCTTAATCATTGACTTAACGTCAACGCCATAGGTCTCGGCGACCTTCTCGATTTCACTTTCATATGCTTCACTATCAGAAATTCCCTGATAGAGCAACTGTTTCCATCCAGAAGATAAGCCGGAAGTAAGAAAATCGTTTCTGGACTTAGAAGAATTATTGGCAATATTACCAAGAGTATTACTAACTTCGGTAAGAAATTCTTTTGCCTCGCCAAAGTCACCCACTATAATTTGCCAAGTTTGAGTCCAACCAGAACCGACGGCTTCTTTTAAAGTATCAAACAATTGGGAAACAGTTTTAACCTTTGTTGCGGCTTCGTTTGCCGTATTGCCCAACTGTATGATATTCTTGATCTGATCGGCGGTAAATCCCTGAGCTTTAAGGTCTGCTTCACTGAGATCGCCAGTAAATTCCTTAAGGGTGGCAAGCAAAACGTCCGATGTAAGCCAGCCATTTCCTTTTGTTGAATTTATTGATTCTCTAAAAGAAACACTTTCGTCGACGGTCTTACCCATGACCTTTGCTGTCTGCTTAAGCGCGTTTTGAAAAGTCTGACCACCCATACCAGCATTAACAACACTATTCCAGTCCTGCAACGTAATACGACCAGATGCAAGTGCCTGAGAAAGTTGGTACATTGCGGTACTCGCTTGCTCTGAAGTAGAGCCAGACATTGCTGCTAAATTTGCAATACCCTTGATAGCCGACACTGAAGTTTTCAGGTCGACACCGGCAGCTGTAAAAGTACCGATGTTTCGTGTCATCTCAGTGAAATTGTAAATTGTTTTATCTGCATATGTATTAAGTTCATTCAAAGCGGAATTTACCTGACCAAGGGTGGTTCCTTTTGCTTCGGTGTTGGCAAGGATTGTCTGAACAGAATTGATTTGGGTCTCGTATTCCTTGAAACCATCCTTAAGTGGGTCAATGGTAAAAGCGGCAACCATTTTCTTTCCAGCATTAACGGCTGAGTTAGTCAGATTTTGAAGAGCAGTAACGCCCATGATCCCCAGAGCAGAGAATTTGCTGGAAATATTGTCAACACTATTGGCAAGATGGTCAAAGTTGATATTCTTAGACGCCTTATCAATATTGTTGAACCCTTTTGCCGCATCATCAAGCTTGAGACTTTTTTTAAGTCCGTCAAGAGACTTCATAGTCTCGCTAACGCCCTGCTCAAACTGCTTGTTATCAAAGTTCATTTGAACAACGCGATTGTCGATCTCGCTACTCATAGTCTTTTGACCTCCTCCCAAGCTTTATCCGCAATATTATCAAATACTGACCGCATTGCGGGATTAATGTAATCTCTTCCCTGAACATATCCGCCAGTTCCAGTCCCATGACCGTACTGAATAATAATAGCGATGGGCACACCATCATTTACGTTTGAGTTGGTCCACATGATCCTATACCCACCGCTACCATTTTGAATTTTGTAGTCCCACGATTCTGCGGTAAGTCCAGAGTCAGTAGGTGTTGCTGCAGCAAGAGCCGCCACACCCTCTTGACCATACTTATCAAGAACCTTGAGATACTTTTTCTCTTTTGCCCCCTTCAGAAGTCGATCGGTACGCTCAAAATTGCCTTTGTGTTTGAATGTAACCACACCGAAGCCCCTTTCTGAAGTGAGTATAGTATTTATCTGGCGCGAGTAGACTGTTTATCGAGTTCTCCTGCTCGGTTGAGAACGGTTGCAAACTGCTCTCTGGTCACATAACCCTGCGGATCGTCGACGAGACCATCATGATCGCCATCAACAAACAGACCACTGTCAATGGCCTTCTTACTCGAATCACGAGCAAAATCCGATACCGGTTTTTTAGCCAGTCTGTCGGAAATACGTTTGGTCAGACTATCAATCTGTTCGTCGGTTAAGGTACTAAAATCCATTTCGTCAACCTCCAATTGGTTAAGAATGTCGTTTACGCGCCGGGCAATGTCACCATGACGATTGTACAGGTAATTTCCGGGGCAGGCCTTATTTTCGAACCAACGATGAACAGTCATATTCTGACGGTCAATCTGACCAACCAGCTGGCAATTACCTTCCCAACGAAGTTTCTTAATGTTGTTGCGATGGCAGATATCGGCTACCAGATAGATAAGAGTCTCATAGGCTTCTTCGGAAACGGGCCAGTCTGGAGCACCACCATTGTTTGCAACTTCAATTGTTACGGCGCGATTATCATTGGATCTCGAAGAAGTACACCATGAACGATCTCTTTCCTGAACATACATGGCAATACGACCATCAGAACCAATACCATAATTGCTACTTGCTTCTCTTGTTTGGAACGTTTCTCCACAGGATTCGATACTTGCATCACCTGCCATGCAATGAATAGTAATCGTGTCAATTACATGATCACGAGGACTACTCCTGTGCGGACTGATCCTGGTATAACAGACGAGCGAACTATCACTCATAAAGGTTACCCCCTTGTGTTGAGAGATTGTCTTCGGGCGGCATTAAGGGCCGAGTTCCGACTTGCTAATGCCTTTTTGCCCATCTTCTTTGGCGGCTCATTCTTGATTTGGCAGATATTTATCAACGTCATGAGTCGGTTTAAATGCCACTTCTGGCATTCAAAAGGAACATTATAAGCGATCATCCAGTAGTAGATTAACTCCGCAGTCACTACGTCATGGTTCGGTGGTTGATTACTTTTTGTTGAGAAGGTTGTTGCTGTCATCGGATTCTCGATGTACTTTGCAACCGAGTCAACAATATCCGAAGTGATGCGCTTATAAACATCCGGATCAACATTCTGTGTTAGAGTCATACAACGAATGTAGTCGATTGATTCCTCTACTGTCTTCTCTTTTTTTGTAAGAAATGGTTTCCCCCATTTTGATTCCCACTTGGAAAGGGAGACCAAAGAATGCTCCAATTGCAATTCTTGAGTCTTAAAAGTAATAAACTCTTCGGTCTCTTCGTTATATTGCTCGCTTTCAGGAAGCGTTATCCTAAGCATTCTCTGGCCTCCTTTTCGGCATTAGTTAATGGGCGCGTTTTGCGCCGCAGAAATGGGGGTAACCGCTGCCGGGGTAGTATTGGGCGTTGTTCCTTTGTTGAGATCGGTCGGAACGATGCCATTGACAAAGGCGGTCGCGGCTTCTGCATCCGTTGCCAGTTTCATAAACAGAACACTGTACGGTTCGGATGCCGCAAAATCGTCACGAATTTCCTGATTTTTGATGAACCGGCGGCCATCAATGGATTTGGAGCCATACGCCTTAAGGATGATCTCCTTAAAGATTTTGACGATGTTCTCCTGATTGTCTTCGGCAACAATTCTCTTAATCGCTTCCGAAAGGCCGTCGTGCATGGATGTTTCGAGTTCCACGAGTTCCGCTTTGGTAAGGTTGAAGTAGAACTCCTCTGTTCTTTCTTCACCATTGAAGTCTGTATAAGTGATTGATTCTTTAAGCATTGTGCTATCTCCTTTCAAATGAAAAAGCGGGACCCTTGTATTAGAAGAGTCCCGCTAAAAATCTTCTCAGACTGTCTTGAGAAGGGTAACAATCTCGTCCGGGAGCGGGAGACGCGGATCAACGGCCTCCGCTACCGGCTCAGTTGTGGCATCCTTGCCATAGAGAATGGTTTCGAGTGCCGCGAGTTTGGTTTTGTCGACCTTGGTAGAGTCAATCGTAATGGACGCGACGGGCTTATAGTTGGCAAGCTCGATCGGGGTTGTGGTAATTTCCCAACTGAAAGAAATTGCCTCCGGGGAATCATTAATGCTCGAATAACCCTTTTCAGACGGGGCAGCCAGAGCATTATAAATCAGGTGAAGCTTATAGCCATGGTCCTGGCCTTCAGTATCATTGCCAAGAACCGTTCTGTAACACAGGCCAAACTGCTTACGAGCCTGCTGGCCGAGAACAAGACCAGGAGTTGGTTCTGCAGAGCCGTCGCATACTGCCCATTCGTCCGGATAGGTGAACGCTTCCACCGTAGCGCCGAACTCCTCGGCGGAGATCAGGTTCAGGTATTTGATATTGTCGGCATACTGGGGATTCGCCTCAGCGCCAGACGGAGATTCGGTAACGGTTGTAAGACCGTTCCAGGCAACACCCTTCGGATAGGTGCCGCCAGTAGCCTGCGGGTAAAGAACGCCACGGTCAATACCGGTTTCATAGGTTCTTTCGCCGGTCTTGTCCCATACAATTTTGGACATAGGTAGATCCTCCTTAATAGTAAATTGTGAATACATCGTGGTTCAGATTGTCCGCGGTAAAATGACGGTCATAACGAGAACGCGGAAGTTCGGCTATCTTATCCAGAATAGCACTATCTGGGTTCTTATCAATAACTGTCAAAATATACTGCTTGTCATGCACATACGGCCGGTTATCAGCAAATTGATTAACTTCATCATTCCGCTGATAAACGATGCACGGATAGGACATCCTCACCGTCTCAGGGGGTTGAAAATATACGTTTCTTGAGCCAAGAATAGACTCCAATAACGACTGAAGTTCAAGTCTCGTCCCCATTGTACACTCCCCCTATGGTTAAAATAAGACGGGGGCTCTGGACTTCCACACCTGTGATTTTCCAAAGTCCCCCCATCCACTTGATGTACCGCATCTTGTGAAAATTCTGATAGGCATAAGGATCAGAAACGATGCTAAACTGATTATTAATCGCGAGATTATCATTAAGATTTTCTCCCGACATCCACTTACTGGTGTTCTTTATTACATCACCGTAATAATTGCGCTCGGTAATGGTCTCTTCCCAAACACCAGGTGCCGTCTCAGCGGTTTCTGAATAGCCTATCGCTCCATAATACTTAGCCATTTTGAATTTTCACCTCTTTCACTCAGCCAGCTGCCGGAATGCTCTCGATCGCAATAGCCGAATACGGCTTGATGAGGGCGCCAGAGCAGCGGGTCTCAATCAGGTACTTCTGCGCATTGTAGTCGATGTCGAAATCGTCGAAGAGATTGATGGCCCCGCCCTTGTCTGCACCGACGTTGTAGTCCACGAGGTTCACAACAAGGCCGAGAAGCGTGGCCGTCTTGGAATCGGTGGTGGTTCTGGTCTGGTTTTCCATCACCGGGGCCGTGATGATCTCTTTCACGCGGAGAGCCGTAGCAAGTTTCTCCTGAGAGTCGTAGATAACCCGGCCGGTGGTATCTTCCATCAGCAGGCAATCGGTAAGCATGTCTTCGGTGGTGTACAGAACCGGATCGCCGCTGCCCTTGTAGTCCTTACGAGACTTGATGACCATCTGGATGAACTGCTTGGCCTTTGCGTCGGCGGTTGCATTCGCCGCGACAGTGATCTGAGCCTTGATGGTGTAGAGATCCTCGTCCTTCCAAATGGGGCGAATGTTGGCTTCGTTGATCTTGTCATCACTGGCCGAAAGACGGCCGTCGCCGACCAGAATCGCTCTGGCAAGTTCTTCGTCGAGCATCAGACGCATCTCAGACTTCAGCCAGGCGACAACATCGAAATCTGTGATATCGACGATATCATCGCGCTCCAGTTTCTGCTTCTTGTAGATGGTCTGCGGGGTTGTCTGTCTCTTGAGAAGAGCGAAAACCTCGTCCTTCTTGAGTTTGCCCTTGATGTAACCCTTTGCGCGGGCATCATCTTCGGTAAGGTTTGCCTCGATACTCTTGACACGGGAAAACGGCGTGTGATGCACGCTGGTCATAACCTTGGCCACCCAACCCATGTCTCTCGTGATAAGGATCGGGGACGACGTGGCGTTCTGAGCATCCGGGAAAAGATAATCGATGTTGTCGATACCGTGAGCAAGAACGGCGTCCTTGAGACTGCCGCGCTGAGCGTCGTGGAAAATGGCGTCCATATCGGCGTGGCTGAGGGTGGTCTCGTTTTCCAGATCGGTTTCATCAAAAACGTTATGCTTCATTTTGTCTGTACCTCCATTATTTTCAGTTGTGTCTTCGCCCTTGCCTGCGTCGGCGAGAGCCTGTCCGATAAGAGCATAGACGACGGTCTTCTGTTTTTCATTAAGGGTGTCAAAGACATCCTTAACTGTTTCTTCGTTGTCGGTTTCATCCTTAGCAGGGGGTGTGGTTTCCTTCGGCATGTCGGGGTTCTCCTTTTCAGTATTTTTAGGTGTCTCTTTGACCAGGGTTGCAGAATGTGCAATTTCAAATTCCTCATCTGTGTAGATGATTCCTTCGTCCTCAAGTGCTTCTCCATGAGAGAGAACCTGCTCAATATAA